GACACCAGCAACCCTAGCTAATGCTGGAAATAGTGATTGAGTTGTTGCAGAAGTGCTACCACCTCCAGTAAGGTAGGACATAGCTACAGATATAGGAATTGATGCGCCAGCCTCAATAAGACCAGACTCAACTGGTCTAGATTTCTCATAATCCTTTAACTTGCCTCTAATGTCTTTAAGTGCTGCATCATAGTTTTCACCACTTAAAGAACGCAAATATGCTTCTGCCTCATCAGCAAACTTGAATGTTGTACCTTGCAAGGCACTGCGTAGCATTTGTCTGTCAGGTTCTTGTTGCTGACCCATGACAGTAGGAGAGAACTGATTTGCAGTGCTTTCAAAATTGTCAATATCTGCATCTGTGTAACCAGCAGCTTTTGCTTTTTCACGATCTATTTTGATACCAGCCATGATTACCTCTTTCCACCAGTTAAGTTTTGAGGATTAGTGTTCGGTGTTTGCATTATGAAATTTTCCATTGGTGGTTTTATCAAACCTTGATATGGATTCAAAATATCGTCTTCAGCACCACCCAATGTTTTATTTTTATTCACATATTGCTTACGATAAACATTAAGTTGGCTTTCTCTATTTTTCACAATTTCATTTGCTATCTTTTCTAAATCTTTACGTTGTTGTGGAGTAAAACTACCACCCTCCAATACACCTTGGACTAGCAACTTAAATTTACTTGGGATACTTGGGTTTCCAGTGATTGATTTTTTATCTCCCTCTTGAACAGCACCAGATGGGTCATACATCTTTGCAATGTTGTACAAGAGTGCTCCATCAGCAGTTGGGTTTCCAGCATTAGCCATTACAACTGCTGATTGAACAGCTTTAAATCTGTTGGCAACTTCAACATCTCCACCCTTGTTTAAGAAGCCTTCCCATTTATTCATTACATCAAGACTTGCTTTTGCAGTAGCAGTTGGGTCACTTAAATTAACTGACATTTTTGGCACGTTAGCCGCTGCTTTTTCGTCAACTTTCTTGTTTACTTGTGTACGTTCTTGTGGAGTTAACTTGCTAAATGGCTTGTTAAATAATTCTGACGCATAGCGTTCTGCATCAGTTCCATATGAGGGAGTCTTAGGCTCTAACCTACCCAAAGATTCATCAAGTTTGTTGACAAATTTGTCTGTTTGTTCTTCGTTGTAAACGCCATTGCTATAACTTGTAGCAAATTGCTTTGCACTATTTTTAATCCAATCTGGCGCATTAGGGTCATCAAGGAAGCGTTGAAACGGATTAACTTCAACAGCACCACCAGCACCAATCTTACGTAAAGCAGGAATAACATTAGCTTGCTCAGTAATTAACGCACGACCTTGAGGGAATGAAAGCAATTGAGCCTTGACTTGTTCATTGATAGTGCCATCAGGGTTCTTGAGTTGACTAAACAAATCATTTGCCATGTTGGTAAGACCTTGAGCCTGCATACCTAAACCACGTTGAGTTAAGTAATCAGTCAATTTATAACCCTGCAACTGCTGCTCTTGAGCCTGTTGCTTTGCCTTCATCATCTCATTGCGTAAAAGGTAAGCAGTTTGTGGGTCATTACCACGCAAAGATGCCTCAATAGCTGGAGCATAGGAATCAGGATTAGTTGGGTCAATCATCCCAAGGATTTGCTGACGCTGAGAGATCAGCTTCAACTGTGGGTCTTCACCACCCAAAGCGCCACCAATAGCACCACCTAACTTTTGACCAGCAAGAAAAGTCCCATAGTTGGCACGAGCCATGGGGTCAAGATTTGCATACTGAATAGCTTGAGCCTGTTGTGCTTGCTGTTGAGCAAGTTGGTACTGTTCAGGAGTGGTAAATAAACCGAGAATTTCTGATGCCATGATTATTCCTTAGTGAAACAAAGCGTATATCATTATGGATAAAACTTAATCCCAGACATATTTGTTTGTGGTTCAGCCCCGCCACCCCAACTTGCGGCTAATTGGTCATTTTGATATGGAGTCATATATGAACTTCCTGTATATCCAGTTTGAGTTTGACCACCGCCAAACAAGTTCTCAAAGCCAGTTTGCAGTCTTGGACTATTAGCTAATCCAGCATACAAACCAGCGGTAGGACTGTATCCAGCACCAGCTTGTTGCGTTCTAGCGGAATAAATACCACCTTGCAACAATGACTGACCAACATTAGCACCAGCAGTAGCCGCACGACCGCCTAACTGTGCGCCAATATCCAAAGGCTGTTGTCCAAGTGACTCAATAGTCTGACCAGCACCCAAATAAGCACTGAATGGACTCAATGCACCAACCTGACCAGCTTGATACTGACCCAACATATTAGCGCCTGTACCAAACAATCCAGCACCAAACGCAACATTCTGTTGACCAGCTTGCTGTGCTTGTGTTGCCAACTGAGCATCTTGTTGAGCCATAGCGTTGTAGTAGGCTTCCATCTCAGGAGTAGTAGCACCTAATCCAGCCGCACCACTAGGGCGCATACCTGTAGCGCCTACAGATAATCCACCACGACCTTGTTGGAACAACTGATTCTGCAACTGAGCCATCTGACGCTCACGGCTAGGTGCAAGCAAATCCTGTTGTTTAGCCATGTATTGAGCCGCAACCTGTTCAGGACTCTGTGCAAGATACTGTTGACCTAAACCAAACAACCCTGTAGCCGCAGTTTGCAAAGGAGCATACTGTTGTCCAGCCTGTTCTGCTTGAGTTAAAGCGCCACCAGTTAGACCCATCAAACGATCTTGATATGCTTTTAATTCAGGACTGAGGTTATAACCAGCGCTTGACAAATAACCACTAGGGTCAAACTGAAAGTTTGATGAACCATAACGAGTAGTAATTCCAACAGGGCGAAACTTAGCCGCTTCAGCCGCTTGTCGAGCCGCATCACGTTGAGCCGCCGCAGAAGTATTAGCCGCACTTCTAGTAGCATCAGCTTGTTCACTAGCACCTAAAAAATTAAATACTGCACTAATAGGCATATCAATCCCCTTTAATCAAAATATCATCCACTTTAGACGGGTCTTTCTCATCTGTGGCATGAATGCAAAACCAAACACAATCCGTAATGGCTTTTACACCATGAGTTACACCAGCCTCAATCTCAATGCAAGCTGGTGCAGAAACAATATCAATCTCAGTACCACGCAATACAGCAACCTTGCCATGAGCCAAAATAGACAAATGACTGTAGTTATGGGTGTGTTTCAAGATGGCAGTACCAGCAGGAAACCTAGCTTCCTTGGCATACAGTCCATCAGAAAAGTGGTGTGTAATCATGCTGTTCGCTTCCACATATAGACAGTAATGTATGGCTGATAGTTGGCATCAGTTCCTGAAGAACCAGCAGATGCGTTAGTAGTTGCAACTGTAATTCCAGTTGTTTTTGTATCTGAATTATTGGCGGCTGAAGCGCTACCAACGCTTTGCCCGCCAGTTAAACTACCCGATCCCACAACGCTTGTAGTAGTAGAGTGAAAGTGACCTGAATCTGAAACAGTAGATGTTGCCGTATGAGTGTGGGTAACCACAATTGCATTAGCACTACCACCAGTTTCTTCAGCAGTGTCAAACAGTGCATTGCCAGAGTTAAAACCAACCATTACACGTCCAGCGGAAAATGCAGTCCATGTACCAAAACCTAACAATGTCGCAGGATTAGTGCTAACACTTGAATTTGTGTAAATTGTTCCAACAGGGTATAAAAGCTGAAGTGCGGCTTGTACAAAAGCAGTTGTTGATAGCTTTGTACTTGAATCACCATAAGTTTGAGTTACACCAGTTGTTCCAGTTGGCAGGCTAGGAGTGCCAGTAAATGTTGGGCTTGCAAGATCAGCTTTAGTGGCGATGGCAGTGGCAATGTTATTGAACTCAGTGTCAATCTCAGTGCCTTTAACAATCTTTAAGGCATTACCAGAAGATAAAGCATCTTTGGTTGCAAAGTTCGTTGATTTTGTGTAGTCTGACATAGTTACTCCTTTAACTTACTTTGCCATTTTTGGCTTGAATTTCAATCTTTTGAATAGATAAAGCAGACCCATTTATATCTGTTTCATATCCTGTTTGAACAACCTTGCCACTTCCTGATGCAGAAACAGACAAGGTTTGTAATGCAACACCATCAGAGTATTGTGCAACTACAGTGGCATTAGCGCCATACTCAGCAATCCCATAATATGACTCGCCTTGAGTTGGAATCAAATCATCAGCAGACAAGTAATTTGTCTTAAAGTCAAATCCCCACTTAAAGGTAACAGTCTGGTTTGTACCGCCAATAACCACAATAGACAATTTCTTCAAAATAGAAGTTTGGTTCTGATTGCCAAGGTCAGCATGATTCGTGTAGTACAACATACGATATGAAGATTGGTAGTCTTGATAAGTACCATACAAACCAATATAGCCATTCTTGCCAATATACAAACTTCCATCACGCCTAGATAAAAATGCTGTTGGTGTTATTGAGTCCCAAGTTGTTGCTCTTGCCGCACCATCAGGTAAATAAGCCTTAGTATCAAAGCAATACACATTAGATATAGATGGCGTACTCAATAAATAGAACGCTTCACGCTCAGAATAAACAGACTTAATGTTTGCTAATGTCTCGCCAGCAATTACAGTCGTTAAATCATTACGAATGTTCTTAGACAAGTCTCTCTCAGGTGAAGACTTCTCTTGAATTGTTCTCATCAAGGAACGAACACCAGAGTTAGACAAGAAAAGCACATCAGTGCTAGTAGTTTGAATGCTATCCCTTGCAATGCAACCAATACCCTCAACAGTGTCATTCAATGACATAGATGCTGGTGTAGTAGCATTTTGATAGATAAGAATTTGACGCTTACCAAAGATAAACAGAAAACCATTGTGTGCGGCAAGACCTGTTATCTGGTCAGAGCCATTTGCCCATACACGATCTACATTCAAAGAACCTGATGTTCCTGTTGACCAAACATGACCAGCAATCAGGTCAGAAAAGTATACTGTTGCGTTATTGGTTGTAGTATTTGCCACCCACAATCTACCAAAAGCAGAGATTGCAATGTTGGCATCAGGTACAGTAGCTACATAACCCGTCTTCTCGCTAACTCTACGATATGTTGTAGTGCTAACAGCAGGGTCATAGATTATAGGATTATGACCAGATTGAAAGAAATAAGTGATGTTATTTAATGATGCACATTGCCAGTTGCTATCAGTAATGGTTGGAGCAGTACCGCCACCACCATAGGTAAGTTCAGTCACTGTGTTAGTTGAACTTAACTTAAATATCTTGTTATTACCAGCAAACAATACAGTCAAAGTGCCATCAGCTTGAACTAACTCATGGATAACTTTTACATCATTAGCACCTAGATTCCCACTAGACGCATTAACCCTAGACCAACCTTTGCGTGAACCCATACGACCATATTGGTCAATGATGCAGTTTGTCGCAACCAAAGCAAATCCAGCCGCAAGATCAAGAGGAGAGTCTTGCGTATTCAACCCATAAAGTGCAGGGGCTGAGATGCTGAAAGTTTGTATTTGCTGACTCATATTGCAACAAACTCCTGATTCTCAGGATAGCGAGTGCCTTCTAAAGCAATGTAATCAGACAACATAGCTTTATACAACTGGTATGCCTCAGAAGAAGACAGACCCCCATCTTCACCACGCTCTACTAAGGCACGAGCATAAGCATTCTGAGCCACCAAAGTGTCAGCAACAGCCACAACAGTTGAATCTGATGCTAAGGTAGCCTGTGGCACTGTCAAGGCAAATTTGATCGTGTAAACGCCATCAGGTATTGGATAAAGATTTACTTTTGTATCGTAACTACCATTAACGCCATCAAAAGCAAATTCTGTAGGTATTGAGTTGACAAGTGGAGTGAAATTTAATTTACGATTCATGTCCACAAAGCTGATGTTTGTAAGTCCAACATTGCTTGTGGTATTGATTACATCCATTACTTGAAACTTCTGACCAGCACCTGTTAAAGCATAGGATGACGTAGATGATGCAGTGGTAACTGTAATGGTTTGACCCAAAATATTCCAAGCATAAGCGTCTTCGATCTGACGTTTAGCATCATTGACAAACTTTCCAATTAAGGAAGAATAAGATGTTTCGGAAACAGTAGAAACTGCTGTCTCACGCAACCTTACAAGTACATCATTTACAAGTTCAAGATAAGTCATGTTCTAGTCAATCCTTCTTCTTCAATGGTAACTACTACTGAAAATGTAGATGCCGCCTCAGATTGTGCTTTAAGTATGTCGCCTTCTTCCATTACAAAATAGGATACGCCGCCCCAATCTTGGGTAGTTTTAGTAGTTAAAGGAGTTTCAAATACAAGAGAATATGTGACAGACGCAGAGGTATCTGTCCAAGAAAAAGAAATATGTTTTTGCGAACCTGTATTAACTGCTCGTAGCAATACCACCCTTGCATAGTAACCAGTAGGTACTGTATAGAGGGTTGTCAGCGTGTTTGCTGTAAGATTTGCGCCAACTGATAATGCTCTCATTTAGCTTTTGCCTTATTCCTTGCGGAGATAGCTTTAGCTTTTGCCTTTGCGTCAGCCTTTGAGGTTGCACCCCATGCCTTAAGCGAAAGAAGCAGTCTTGTTGGTTCACCATCCTTGTACTCTGCACCGCTGTTACCAGCCATACGAGCCAAGAAACT